AAGCAACTTCAAAAGCAATTCTCTGACTTAATAAGACTACATATTTTTAACGAACTTCTTTTTGAAGGTGGATTTGATCCAATTGCAAACCCAATGGAAGACGGCATATCAGACAGATGCTTCTTGAGATTTAAAGAGATAGACGTTGATACTCAGGTTAAGAAAGAAAATCATTTAATCCAAAAATATATTAATAATCTAATCACATTAGACGAAGCAAGATTAGTTCTTGGTTTAAGTACAGAATTAGATGAAGAGCTATTGTATATGGCTTTGCAGGCAAAAGCTCAAATGGATATAGCCGCAAACGCAGCTGCAGTCGCGCCAACACCAGGAGCAACTTCTACCAGTAAAACCGGAGACGGGCAAAAACCAGCTCCCAAAGGACAGGTAAACTTACGCTCTAGATCAAAAGATGCCGGCAATAAAGCTCGCCCATCTAACCAGTTTGGAAGAAACAAATCTTCTAATATTAAAAGATCAGCTGATGATTTAAGTTGGCTTCCAGCAATTGAAAAGTTACTCGATAACGACTATACTGTAGTAGAAGAGAATAACCCAATTACATTATAGGAGATATATGATAGTAGATCATAAGTTGTTAGAAGATTTGCAAAGTTCGGTTTCAAACAGTCAGTATCGTTTGTCTGATGTTCATGTCCTAAGTATATTAAAGCAGTTAATTCCAGCTATAGAAGAACTAAAAGAAAAGATGGATATTATAGAAGATTTTCTTTCTTCAGACGAAGATGAAAAACAACCTACTATAGCAGTAGAACAAAAAATAGTAGAACCTAAGATCGACACTTTGGACGCAAAAGAAGTAAAGGCTAAAGCCAAAACTAAAGAATAATGATTGCAGAAGTAAAGGAGCAAAGCAATGGTTATGAAAAAGAAAATTTATATAGCTGGTCCTAGAATGGGGCAAAACAACTCTGGATACGGGATTGAAGCAAAGCCAGCAAAATCTTCCAAGACTAAGAGCAAAGCAAGGAAAAAGAAATAATGGCAACCAAAAAGAATTGGATAGCAGGAGCAATTAAAAGACCTGGAGCGTTTACTAAGAAGGCAAAAAAGGCTGGTAAATCAGTTCCAGCTATGGCAGCAGCAGTAACAAAAAATCCAACACGATACAGTAAGCTAACTGTACAGCAAGCAAATCTAGCAAAAACGCTAGGAAAAATCAACAAAAGAAAGAAGTAGAAAAAATATGGCAATGAAGAAAGCATCAAAAAAAATGTCAACACCAAAAAAGGCAGCAGCAAAGAGCAGCGACATGAGCAAAAAAAATGACATGAGCGCAGCACAGAAGAAGCTTCCTCCTTTTATCCAAGCAGCAATGGCTAAAAAGAAAAAGAAGATGAAGTAATAAAAACAATTAGTAAAACTGTTTGGAATTAAAAATTTTAATATGAAAGATTATGTTTGATGATAATTATAGGATGCCCAATTTATAAACGAGATTGGATTTTACCAGCTTGGTTATACTTCATTGAAAACCAGTCTGTTAACTTATCTGACATTGGTTTTGTTTTTGAACTTGGGACTGATGACGAGGAAACCATAGGAGTATTATCCGCATGGAAAAAATATCATCCGGAAGTAAAAATATTTGACCTAGAAGTAAGAGATGACTTAGCTCATTTTTCACACCAAGAAGGAACCCGTCAATGGTCTTATGCTAAGTATGCTAATATGGTTTCAATGCGTAATTCTATTTTGGAAAAAGTAAGAGACGCAAATGCCGATGCTTATTTTAGTCTTGACTCAGATGTTTTACTTACTAATCCTAATACCATAGAGTTATTATTAAGTCATATTTCTATGGGCGCTGACGCAGTTAATACGTTGATGTTTATGACACCATTTGGAATTGATTTTCCTAGTGTAATGTCATGGGTCAATGGTAGCAACCACGAGAAAGCCCATAGAAATATTTCTTATCCGTTAGGGTCTTACTTCCAATCAGATGTTATAATGGCAGCTAAGATGATGTCAAAGGATGTATACAAAAATGTAAATTACGAATTTCATGCACAAGGCGAAGATCTAGGTTGGAGTAAAAACTGCGCAGAAAGAAATTATAATCTCTTTTCTGCATCGTACATATACACTCCACACATTATGGGTCAAAGCCAGATGCAGGAGTTCTTAGAAGTCGGAGACAATAGGCAGCAAGTAGCCTATCAATCAGTATAAATAGTTGAATAAATGTGTTTAATCATATAAAATATATTACTATAACTTAAGATATTAAAGTAAACGGAGATAACAATGGCATTTGATTTCGAGGAAAGTTTTACTATAGAGTTTCCTGAACTGAAAAAAGAAGATTTTAATTTTTCAGAATCAGATTCTTTAACTCATGGTTTAATTATTGAAGTAGCCGCAATCCACGAACGGATTAACTGGTAATTACAATAATTACTCAGCAGAAGAATTAGATAAAGCCCTACAGTCATGGGTTGAGCCATATCCTAAGCCTATTATTTTAAATCATGATCTTAATAACGAAGCTATCGGCAGAGTAATGGCTGCTAAGATGGACCAAGAAGCAGATGGCTCTAAGTTCGTACGTTTACAAATAGCTATTACAGATCCAGTGGCTGCTCAAAAAGTCATGGATAAGAGGTACCTAACTGGTTCGGTAGGCGGAAGAGCCGGAAAAGCCATTTGTAGCATTAGCGGTGAAGACCTTGCAAAAGAAGACGCAAGTGGAAGACCAAAAATCTCTAAGTACAAAAGAGGTCAAGTTTATAAGGGCAAAGTTGCCTATATAGAAATGCAAGAGCTGTCATTTAAAGAGTATTCTTTTGTTAATCAGCCAGCAGACCAAAGATCTAGCGTTAGAAGTAAGGCCCCAGCGAGTGGTGATGTTAAAGTTAATGATTCAGATTGGGTAGCTAGAAGTTCTGCCTTTATCCTAAGTATGGATGAGGAAGAAGTGTATTCGGTTAGTGAGAGCAAGTCGCTTTTTGCTGGCATGAAAAAGAAAGAATCGAGACCTGTGTACCTTCAATTGAAGGGTGCTTTCTTATCAGCTATGGCTGTTCAGGAAAGTGATAATTACATTATTGAGGATAGTGCATTACTATCATCTAGGCAGGACTCAAAGAACAATGAGGAGAATTCTGAAATGACAGTTCTTATAGAAGAAGAAGACATCTTGGCCGTAGCTAAAGAGCTTAGCGATGATTTGTCATCGATAGCCGCTGACGCCTTAACTAAGGAAGAAGTTGTTGTTGAGCAAGAAGTAGTAGAAGCTGATTCAGAAGATAACGATGCAACCGCAGAGGTTGTAGCTGATGCAGAAGAGTCTAAAGAGATTTCAGTTGAAGATGCAGATAAGTCGGATGTGCAAGAAGAAGCTAAGTCCGAAAAAGCTGAAGAATCAACAGAAAGTCCTGATGTAACTCAGGAAGAAGAAGTTCAACCAATAAAAGATCAAGAGCTCAAAGACGAAACAATAGTCGATGTCGTTGAGCAAAATGATGATCTTTTTGATAAGGTAGCTCTTCTTGAAGAAGAAAACAAAAACCTTAAGTCGGCACTACATAGAGTATTGTCGGAAAGAGTAGTCGATGCAAAGATTGCAGCCGGCGTTGAAGCAATTGAAAATAGAGATGACCTGATAAAGGATCACTCACAAAGAACAGCAGCATCGCTTGCTGACTCTTTAAGAGATATTGCAAAAATGCCAGCTAAGAAATTTTCTAGCAATCAAGTACCAGAAATTACAAGTGAAGCAGAAGGATCAAAGGAAGAAGCTAATGTTGTTTCTCTTGAAAAAGAGACAGCAAAAGTAGAAATCCCAGAAGTCGATCTTGCAGAGCAACTTTTCGTTGATGCCTTTATGGGCCGTCGTAAACTTTAATTAAACAAGGAGAATAAAATGTCATTAGCTAAATTTCGTAAAGTATATGCTAAAACCGGATCTGGAAGATTTGTAGTTTCTGAGGGTATTGCACCAGCAGCCTACATCCTTCCACACGTTGCTTTGCCAACGTGGTACCTTGACTCAGAAGATGATCGTTTTGAAATCGTAATTCCTAAGGGAACTATTCTTTCGGTCCATGCTGATGCAAATGGTGATGCAAGATTCGTACCAGCTAACGGTACCGTCGGTACACAAACATGGGGCGATACCATTACAAGTTGGGATCCAACAAACGCTGCAACACCTGCATACAGCAGTGGTTCAGTAGATACAGCAGTCGTTGTAGCGGCATATTCGACACCAATTGGTGTTGCTCAGTATGACCTCTACAGACCATTTGATAAGGGCACTTCACAGGGCGCAGGTTTCATTACCCACGGCTATGTAGAGTATCCAATTATCGGTGGAGTTAACTCAGATGTGGCAGTCGGTTCATTAATCAAAGCTGACCACATGGGTCGTCCAGTAACGTTAACCACGACACTGTGCGGTACAAATCCTTACCTCCAGGTAGGTAAGGTTATTGAAGTAGAAAAGTTTGCAACCAACTTTGATGATGGTCTGCTTTCCTACATGCAATTGCCATCGGATCCTGGTGCTCTTAAGACCGTATTTGAGGTCACTAAGGCCGGCACCTATCAGGGCAAACTGGGCATCCGCTCAAACCTGGATGTAACAAACGTACTTGGCGCATTCCGTGTCAATCTTACACTGTAATAATAAATAAAAGAAACAACTAACAGGAGGAATAATCCTAAGATGAGTAAATCAATCCAAGAGCTCCTCTCGGGTCTCCCAGCTTGGGAAACAGCATTAACTGAGGACGGTTATCTCGATGGAGATAATAGAGTAACTATTAGAGAAGCTTTTGCATCACCAGATGCAGCAGCCCTCTTTCCTAAGGTTATCTCACGTACATTGAAAGAAGCAGCAGAGCCACAATTATTGGTAACGCCATTGCTTTCTATTGTACGCCTAGGCAAGGGACGCTCCTTGGAGTTCCCAGCAGTTAACGCAATCCAAGCAGCAGAGATCCCAGAAGGACAAGAATATCCAGAACAGGCTCTCGCTTTTGCGAAGCAAGTAGAAGGTAAAGTATCCAAAAAGGGTGTCAAGTTGGCTTTCACAGAGGAAGTCATCTCAGATTCACTTTGGGATATAGTTGGTCTGCATGTCCGTGCAGCTGGTCGCGCAATGGCTCGTTTGAAAGAGCAAATTGCATTGAGCAGATTCAAGGACGCAGCAAGCATTGTTTTTGACAATGAGAGTGGTTCATACGACGACACAACCGGTCGTGGAATTGATGGCGCAGCCAACAAGACCATTACATGGGATGATGTCATCGACATGGCAGCTGTTCTTATGGCCGAGAATCATGTTCCAACAGACTTCATCTTGCACCCACTTATGTGGTCAGTGTTCCTCAAGGACGCTATCTTCCACACCGGTGGTTCAGCAGCTGCAGTTAACACGAGTTGGGGATACCGTCCAGATTCAAAAGAAGGTGCTCTAAACAACACCGCTCCTATGGGTTTGAATGTTATCGTTTCTCCTTTCGTTAGCTTTACGGCAAAATCAGGTGGAACGCCAGCAATGTCTGACCTCTTCTTGATCGACCGTAATGAAGTTGGAACACTTCTTGTAAAAGACGACATGAGCACCGATCAGTTCGACGATCCTTCACGCGACATCCGTCAAATGAAGATGAAAGAGCGTTATGACATCGTAATGCTTGGTGACGGTGAGGGTATCACTGTTGCTAAGAACGTTAGACTTGCCCGTAACTACGAAGTACAAGTCACAAACGAGATGGCATAATAAAAACCTTAGGATAAATATCGTTGTAGTTACGAAAAATATCCGCAAGCTACGGTGGCAACACTGTGGAAGAGTTGGGAGTGGCTTCAAGCCACTCCCTTCTTTTTTGTACTACTTTTTTTAATATGATACTGTTACTATAGAGATATACCTGCAGACGGGAGAATAAAGTGGCTTTAAACTTAATACAAAACGCCGCTGTTGGTCTTGGTACTGTTTCTATAAAATTTGGAAGAACTATAAAGATATCTTCTATTAAAAAAGAAAATATTATTGTTCAGACAACTTCTGCAACACCAAGCGTTTTAAATACACCTTTTAAAACAATTGACACATTAGCAGATTTTAATTCAATTTCTAGAACATTAAAGCTGCTTTGGAATGTACAATTACAACCTGGTACTGAATATAGTATTAGGTTAATTAATTTTGTTGACGCAGCAAATGAGCCAATAGCAGAAGAGCAGATAGTGTTTACTACACTTGTTGGTGGCGCTACTCCAAATTCAAATACAACAAATGCGTTTAATAGCTCTAATGAGCCAACCTTAACAGAAATTTTAATTGAAGATAAATCAATTAGAGTAGATGCGTTTAGCTCATATCAAATAATAGCAAAAAATCCTAATTTTTATATCAAGTCTACCGATCCAGTTAATGGAGATTTCTATTTAGATAATGATCATTCTGATGGAAGAATAAAAATAGTATTTAGCGAAAGACCAGCTTCAAACTTTTTAAATAATAACTACTTTAAAGTACAAAAGAAAAAAGTTCAAAGACAACCAGCAAGATGGGAAAATGTACTTACGCAAGTACTTATGCATTCTTGGAAGCCTGAAGTGTATTTAGATTTCCCTTCACAAGACGCTACTCCTTCTTTCTTTGTTTCTGGCAAAGAATATTTTGAATCTGGGTATAAATATAGAATTATAGTATCTAAAGAAATTGGCGTTTAAATGGCTAATTTTGTTTATGGAAAAGCTAAACAAGCTTTGTTGAATGGTCAAATTAATTTTTCAGCAAATAACTATAAACTTCTTTTTATTAAAAGTTCTTTATATACGTTTTCTCAAGATTCTGATGAATTTGTTTCAAACATTAGCGCCAATGCTATAACCGCTAGAACGGATAATATTGCTAATATAACAAATACTCTTGGAGTATTAGATGCCGATGATGTTACCATAGCCTCTTATTCTGGTGGGCCTTTTAATGTTGTAGTTTTATATCAAGTCGGCGTAGCTGATTCGTCTTCTAGATTAGTTTTTTATATAGATACAGGAATAGGTTTGCCATATACATTCACTAATCAAGAACTGCCAATTACTATAAATTGGAGCAACACTTTAACTAAAATAATGTCTTTATAGGAGATATGCATGCCAATACAATATCCAACATCTTTGGACAATTTTACAAATCCAAGTTCTACTGATACATTAAACTCTGTTACTGTACCTCATCATACTCAACATTCAAATCTTAACGACGCAGTAGAGGCAATAGAAGCAGAATTGGGCACTAATCCTAGCAGTACTTTTTCAACAGTTGCTGCAAGGATTTTTGAAGCAGAAAGACAAATCGCTGAACAATCGGTACTAAATGGTCTTACGGATGTTACTATAAGCTCAGTCGCTAGTGGTCAAGTTTTGCGTTACAACGGCTCGCAGTGGATCAATTATGCAGAAAGTAATCTAGTCGATGGAGGAAACTTTTAAAAATGGCTAATACACTAAGAATAAGAAGAAGAACCTCTGGCGCAGCCGGAGCACCATCGGTTTTACAAAATGCAGAACTAGCATTTAACGAGGTTGACGATACCCTGTATTATGGGGAAGGTACAAGCGGAGCAAATGGTACTGGAACCGCTCTCGCAATTGCTGGCCCTGGTGCATTTGTAACTTTAACCTCAAATCAAACAATCACGGGTGATAAAACATTCTCTGGCACAATCATTGTTCCTGCGCCAACGGCTAACACACACGCTTCTACCAAAAAGTATGTAGATGATTTAGTCACCGGTATTAACTCTAATATTTCGGGAGTTGCAACTTCATTTACTGTTTCTGGTAATACCGGCACCAGTCAAACCATTACTTCTGGTGTAGATACTCTTAGTATTGTTGGCGGAACTGGAATAACAACCGCAGCAAGCGCAACAGATACAATATCAATTACAAACACTGGCGTTATTAGTTTAACTGGAACAAGTAATCAAATAGCAGTGTCTGCATCGAATGGAGCAGTAACGCTAAGCCTTCCATCCAATGTAACTATATCTAATAATCTTGTTGTAACTGGTGATTTAACTGTTCAAGGCAATACCACAACTCTTAATACCGCTACATTAGTAGTTGAAGATAAAAATATAGTACTTTCTAATGTGGCAAGCCCAACAGACGCAACAGCAGATGGTGCCGGTATCACGATTCTCGGTGCTACAAACAAAACCCTTAATTGGATAGACGCTACCGATTCTTGGACATCTTCTGAAAATTTAGATTTAAGCTCTGGTAAAAACTATAAAATAAATGGCACTACGGTTCTTTCTTCTGACACATTATCTAGTGGTGTTGTTAATTCTAGTTTAACTTCAGTTGGAACAATTGTTACTGGTACCTGGCAAGGCTCAACCTTGGGTCTTTCCTACGGCGGAACTGGTGCAACAACAGCATCAGGCGCAAGGACTAATCTTGGGTTAGCTATAGGAACAGATGTCCAAGCCTACGATGCAGAGCTGGCAGCATTAGCTGGTCTTACATCAGCTGCAGATAAGCTTCCTTATTTTACTGGTTCTGGAACAGCTACAGTAGCTACATTAACTACATACGCAAGAACAATCCTAGAAGGCGTAAGCGCTAGTGCAGTAAGAACAACGCTTGAGCTTGGGACTATCTCCACGCAAAATGCTAACAGTGTTGCTATAACAGGTGGTTCAATCACCAATTTAACAACATTTGATGGTATCACATTTGATGGTGGAACATTCTAAATTAATCTTGAAAGAGGACTAAATGACTACACCTTCAATAACCCAAGGCCAATTTGCTATTGATCCCAGTACTGGGAGTTTATATTATAAAAACGCAGTAGGCACATTAGTACAATCATCGCTATCTTGGCAGCATGTAAGCAATACTGCTATATCTACAGATGATAGTATTACAGTTGCTGGAAGTATGGTTATTGCGGGTAACTTGACAGTCAATGGCACAACAGTAACATTAAATACAGAAACTACAGTTATAGAAGATAATATAATTCTATTGAATTCTGGAGTTACAACAGGTCCTACCTTAAACGCTGGCATTGAAGTCGAGCGTGGAACTTCTGATAATGTTTCTATTCTTTGGAATGAAACTACAGATAAATGGACTTTTACAAATAATGGAAGTACCTATTCTGATTTTATATCAGCAGCATCAAACATTACTGGTACAGCTGCTGCATGGACAACTGCAAGAACTATAACATTAGCTGGAGATTTAACTGGCAGTGTTTCTATAGATGGATCGGCCAATGCTACCTTAACCGCAACCATAGCAGCCAATTCAGTTGCGCTAGGAACAGATACTACTGGCTCCTATGTTTCTTCGTTGGTTGCTGGAACTGGCGTAACTCTTTCTAACAATACTGGAGAGACGGCTACTCCTACAATTGCTGTTGATGTATCTGTCATGCAGGTGAGAGTTGCTAATGTTTCGGACACTGAAATTGGCTACCTAGACGGCGTCACTTCTGGATTACAAGCTCAGATAGACGCAAAACAGGCAACGGTTGCTAATGTTTCGAACACTGAAATCGGTTACCTAGACGGCGTCACTTCTGCATTACAAACCCAGATAAACGCAAAAGCACCATCTAACGGAGCTGCATTAATCAATGCAACACTTTCTGGAACAGTCACAGGCAATGTTACGGGCAATCTTACAGGTAATGCAGACACTGCCACAAAATTAGCAACTGCTAGAACTATAGCGTTGACTGGTCCTGTTACTGGATCGGTATCGTTTGACGGTTCAGCTAATATTTCTATAGCCACATCGCTAACTGCGGAGTCTTCTGGTATAGCCAGCCTTTCCGATGTAGCTATAACGTCAGCTGCATCTGGTGATTTTTTAAGATATAATGGCTCACAGTGGATTAATGATCCAGTAGATTTAGCTACCGATACAGTGGGAAGTTACGTTCAATCATTGACTGCTGGCAGCAATATATTAATTAGTAATAACGCAGGAGAGGGCACCACTCCAACAATTGCTGTATCTGCAACTCCAAATTACACTACTGTAACTGCTAGTAATTTAATTGTTGACGGAATAGAAATTGACACAACTGGTGCTGTAGGTGGTCAAGTCTTAAAGTATGACGCAACAAGCGGTAAATTTATACCATCTCAAGATAACGTAGCATCAGCCGGCAACTTAGCTATAACAGATATGACTGACGTAGTATTCAGTAATGTCCAAAATAACGATTATCTTAAATACAGTTCAGCATCTTCTAAGTGGGTAAATAGTCCAGTTACAGTAAGTATGGCAATTGGCAATCTTAGCGATGTGGCTATAGCATCTGCTGCCTCAAACCAATTTATTGGATATAGCGGATCTACTTGGCAAAATCAAACGATTACATTAGGGACTAACACAACCGGTAACTACATGTCGGGCCTTACTCAGGGCACTGGCGTAACGATTACTCACACACCTGGCGAAGGCTCAAATGCAACAATTGCAATTGGGCAATCTGTAGCAGCTGGTGACTCTCCAACATTTGCAGGCCTTACCATTAATGGTGGCCTTATCGTTAATGGTTCAAGTATTGTTCTTGAAGGTGCAACAGCAAACGATTTTGAAACAACCATTTCTGTTACTGACCCAACAGTAGATAGGACTATTACGTTTCCTGACGCTACGGGTACAGTTGCTTTAGTTTCAGATCTTACAACTCATGAAAACCTAACACAAGCGCATGGTGCAACTGGTGCAGTTGTTGGGACAACAAATGCTCAAACTCTCACCAATAAGACACTTACATCGCCAGTTATAAGTACTCCAACTGGAATTGTTAAGGGCGATGTTGGCCTTGGTTCTGTCGACAACACAGCAGACACAGCTAAGCCAGTTTCAACAGCCCAACAGACCGCTCTTGACCTAAAGGCCAACTTAGCAGGTCCTACGTTTACTGGAACACTTTCTGCAGCAGATATTACGCTTTCTGGAAATCTTACAGTTAATGGTACTACAACAACAATAAATTCTACTACAATTTCTGTTGATGATAAAAACATAGAACTTGGTTCGATATCAAGCCCTACAGACATATCCGCTAATGGCGGAGGTATTACCCTTAAAGGAGATACTGATAAAACAATTAACTGGGTTTCTTCTACTTCATCATGGACTTCGTCTGAGCATTTATCTTTAAGTTCTGGCAAATCAATAAAATTAAATGGTGCAACTTCTGGAACAATTACATTGTCTTCCGCAAGCATTGCAGGCACTAATACTATTACTCTTCCTGCAACTACAGGCACAATAGTGACAACTGGGGATACAGGTACAGTAACTGAAACTATGCTAGCCACCGGTCCAGCTAGATCTGGATTTAGATCAGAGATCAATGCTCAAACTGGAACTGCGTATACTTTAGTACTTGGAGATTTAGCTAAGCTAGTCACGATGGACAATGCAGGCGCTATGACTCTAACCGTTCCAGTGAATGCTTCTGTTGCTTTTGCGATAGGTGACAAGATTGACATTCTTAGAAAGGGCGCAGGCACTTTGACTATCGCAGGTACTGGAATTAACGGAACTCCAGGCTTGAAGTTGCGTGCGCAGTGGTCGTCTGCTACACTTGTTAAGTTAGCAACAGATACATGGGTTTTAATAGGAGATTTAGCAGCTTAATATGGCAACAGGTGACAAATCAGGAGTTAGAAAGAAAGCAGTTCCGACCGTAACTGGACGGAAAAGATAGCGCTGCTAACACAGCTATCACAACAGCCGGCTTTCGTATTGGGACAGTAACCGATGTCCCCACTAGTGTGTCATTAAATAATGGAGTGTCTGGCTCAGAACTCGGTGACGTAACCGCACAAAGTCCATCCGCAGGTGCTTTAACACCAATGGATAGTAATATAGATTATACTAGAAAAAGTCCATTCTTCCCACCGTATTTTCCACCGTATTTTCCTCCGTATTTCCCTCCTTACTTTCCACCATTCTTTCCACCGTTTTTCCCACCGTTTTTCCCACCGTTTTTCCCACCGTTTTTCCCACCATTTTTCCCACCATTCTTTCCACCATTCTTTCCACCATTCTTCCCACCGTTCTTCCCACCATACTTCCCACCATTCTTTAAGTAAACACTGTGCTATACTATTGCTATGGTAGTAGAGGCTAGATTAAACGAAGAAGTAAAAATAGAATACACTGATATTAGCCAAAGTATAGAAAATTTAACTCTGTCTTGCTACCATGTTCTTTTTAGAAAAAGAATAATTGTATCTATGTATTACCCTTTTGTACTAAAGTTTAATAACCCAAAAATATTTTACGAACAAATAGATAGCAAAAAGTGTAGTATACTGGTGTCTTTCCCGCTATTAGGCGAATGGTGCGTGGAAGTAAAAGACAAAAAACA